TTACGGATACCAGCCCGAACAGTCTTAGGCAGGGTCTTAATGAACTCCCCTTTAAGATACTCAGGAGAGTAAGCGGGGAATGCACCTTTCTCTTTAGCCAACGCAACAGAAGCACGATAGGTTTCATCACGTAGGATTCTAAAGATATCCTCAGCTACTGCCACAAACTTCTCACTGCCATATGGGAAACCTAAAGCTTCAATTGCATTAGCTAAACCAGTAACGCCTAAGCCCATTCGACGCTTTGCTTTACTCTCTGCTGCCTGTTCCTCTAAAGGAAACACAGTATTATCATGAATGTTATCCATTGCTCTTGTAACAATAGGGATATCCTGCATAAGCTGTGCAAAGTTAAAGCTCCTAGTACCTTCATCATCAAAGTCCACGTACTTAACTAGGTTATAAGAGCCTAGTAGACACGCTCCGTTAGATGGTAAAGGTTGTTCGCCACATGGGTTAGTAGCTTCTATAGTCTCACAGTAATGTAAGTTATTACTATCATTGATACGATCAATAAATAAAATTCCTGGCTCTGCCCAATCCCATGTACTACGCATGATCATTTCCCATAGAGCAGGGGCGAATACTTGCTTGTGTACAGTACCTTCAAAGGTGAGATCAAACATCTGCTTATCGCGTACACATTCCATGAACTTGTTCGTCACACCAACAGAGATATTAAAGGCAGTTAGCTCAGTGGAGTTCTGTTTAGCATGGATAAACTCTTCAATGTCAGGATGGTCAACACGTAACACACCCATCTGAGCACCGCGTCTATGTCCTGCACTACTCACTGTCTTACACAGGCTGTCATAGATACGCATGAAGCTAATCGGGCCAGAGGCTTGACTACCTAGTGAGGCAATGAGAGTACCTTTAGGGCGCAAGCGAGAGAAATCGTAGCCAATACCACCGCCTTTACGCATTGTACGCCCTGCTTCTTTAGCGATATCCATGATGCTGTCAAAGCTATCTTGAATAGGCGAGGATACAAAACAGTTAAAGGCTGTAGTCTGATTCGGTGAGCCAATAGCCAGTTGTGTCCGACCACCTCCCATGAATCGCTGCTCAAGCAGTATGGATCGCAGTGAGTAAAAATGTTCCTCGTTGTCTGCAAGGGTTGACGCGAATCTATTCTGTGCTTCTTTGAAACTCTCACCTTCACTCCTATACTTTGTTGCGTGTACTTCTTGGCTTAGTCTTGTTTGTGGGCCTTGCATTGCTCATGTCCTTTTCAATATATTTAAGTAGGTTTTCTAGCATAGCATCAGTAAGTGCTACGCTGTTCCCTGCACTGGTCACAACCAGTTTAGCATCGGGGTTAAGAAAGACCAGTTGATCTAAGTTTATGTATTCATCTTCTAATTTAATCCACATTAGCTGTCTCCAGCTCATACTGCACAAGTAAATCAATACAGTGTTTGGCCTTAGCTAAGTCCTCCAAGGGAGTTCCTTTAGCAGCATACCTCGTTATGTATTTGATAGCTGTATGTTGTGCAGCATTAAGCTTGTTAAGCATAGAGTATTCCATAGGCTGAATCGCTAGGTTCTTATAGTGATCACCACCTACTTGTCTCATGCTGGCTGATGTAGCACCTAACAAGTCTCCTAGGTCTGGTTCTATTTTATTCATAGACCCTATCCTCCAGTTGTAATTCTAGATCAGTGAAGTTCTTCTCTACCAGCTCTTCAAATCTGTTTACTAAGTCCTCAGATTCTAATTGAAGTAGCTCTAATAGAATGACTTCATCCAACTGCTTTAAGCGTTCTTTCAACTCTTCCAAAGTTAGAGCCATAAGTCCTCCGTAAATATTCCATTGATACTGGAAGCTCGTCAAAGCCCCCATCCTTAACATCATTAAATACCCATAGACCAGACCATGATCCATTAGTTTGTGGGTTTAGATACTCTTCATCATGTTGATAATAGATACCAGCAAACAAGCCTGTCATGTTTTTACCATCAGCTCTACGGGCATAGGCTATATCCCTATCCTGTACATGACCCATAACACAACTCATATACTTCTTTTGTAGTAAGAGTTTTGCTGATGATACAGGTCTACCCATCACGCCAGAGGTGAAGTAGTGAGCGTAGCATACACCATCAATAACTACAGGCTCTAAGAAGTTATATACTTCCCAACCCTCTAGGTTAAAGTCGTTGTAACTAATAAGCCCGTCAAGCTTTGCATCATTCTGTACAGCACGATCAATACGATACTCATGATTACCCATCAGGAATACAAGACGAGGATTCCATTGCTTCTTCTTGTTTACCTTTAGGCGTTCTTGTTCCCTGCGTATAGGGACTAGGAACTGCTCTAGTGCTACGTTGCCAGAGGCTATGTCTTTGGTATATCGTCTTCCTTCAAAGCTCTTTTTACCAGTGTCATAACTACTTAGGCTTGGCATATCCCAATGATCACCTAGATGTATGATTACATCAGGCTTCATGTTAACAGCGTAGTGACCAGCCCACTCCATGTGGCTAGTATCTTCGTCAGGTTTGATCTGAGTATCAGGTATAACTAAATGTCTCATTTCTTCTTCCTCTCTTCGCGTTCATCTCTAGTCTTTGCACTATGACACTTCCAACACAACACTTGGTAGCCGTCCTCTTCTAGAAACATACGTTCTATGTATGTGTTCCAGTCGATGTAGCCTCGTCTAGTACAAACAACAGGATCAATATGATCAACAGCAGCATTATTTCTTCGCCGCTTCTGCCCTTGAAGGGGAGGCAAAGTAGCTGGGCCAACGTCACCACAACAAGCACATAAGTAGCGCCCCACATCAACTCTAGCAGATTTCTTAACATCAGCTTTAACTCCCCATTTACTATGTGCTCCACGTAAAGCAGAGACTATAAAGGATTTGTGTCTAGCTTCTGTCCAGCGTCCGTTGTTACGGGTTTTGGTGGTTGCCATATTTCATCATCCTTCCTTCGTAAGTGTAAGAGGATGCCATTCTCGATAGCCCTCTCTTCGCTTCCTAGTTTATCTACGCAGATTGCATACATCTCTAACTCAGTCTTATCCTTCAAGAGCTTCTCAGCTTTCTTAGGGCCAATGCCTCTAACACCTTTGATGTTATCAGCAGAGTCACCTACTAAGAACTGCATATAGAAATTGTATACTGCTTCCTTCTCTGTCACATAGAATAATTCTTTCTTGACAAAGTTATAATGACCACACACCAACTGGTAGAAGTCCTTATCAAGGGATACTATGATCGCCTCTGGATTTTGCGTAGCTCTGATAGCTATCCTATCGTCTGTCTCTTCACCTTGAGTCACTATCGCCCCATGCTTCGCAACCAAGTGGTCACGTAGAGCAGGGAGATGTTGAGGTTTCTTATTATTCTTACGATTACCTTTGTACTCTGCCGTAACAGCGTAATCGAAGCGGAAGTTACCTTTACCTGTTAGGTAGAGTTCAACCTCATGTGTCTCGTCATCAGAATCCATTACTAGATCCTCAATAATGTCAGTAAGAAAGTTACTCATAGTCCTACAAGCAACTCCCTTACTTTCATTCTCACAGGCGAAGCCGATACGATAACAAAGTATATCAGCGTCTATGAGAAGCAGCATATCTAGATGCTCGGAATGTCATCAAAGCCAGCATCATCTTTCGAGAATACTACTAGCTCGTCAACACGCGCCTTAGATAAACCTACACCTACACCCGTCTTACCCTTGAAGTTATAATCGTAGGGCTTGATGATGAATGTAACCTTACTGCCATTACCTACAGGATCAGTCATTTGGAAACCATCAGCATCCTCAACTCGCGGAGCAAACTTAGAGGACTTAGCAGTTACGAAGTAACCACGATCATCACCCTTGTTCTTTACGCTGATCCCTAACCCTTCCAAGCGATCTACTTGTTCCTCAGATAGTTGACTAACATCAACTTGGTACTTATCTGACATCTCATTCTTCTCTAAGAAAGAGAACCAGAAAGCCGTTGCTTGAATCTTTACTACGTTATGTGTTTGCATGGATTTTATTCCTTAATTTTACAATTTAAAAGTACACTAGACCTGTTTGCAAAGTTTCCTAGGAAACTCTAGTGTGTTTCTGCCCAAGTGGTTCCTACTTTAAAGTCACCATCTAACGGACAATTCATTTGGAAGTGCTCACCAGCTTCTTTGATGGCGAGTCTCCCAAGTTCTCCTACTAAATTGGCATCAGCCTTAGTAGTTTCTATCTGCCATTCATCATGTACATTAGCTACAAACTTGTACCATATACCATGATCAATTAGCTTCTGGTCTAAAAGCACTAGAGCTTTCTTCATTACTATCGCACCTGCTGATTGCAATAAAAAATTCAAAGCTGAATGCTCTGACTCAACTCTAAGCCTCCTCCCATCTAGCCCTCTCAGTGTACCTGAACTACGCATTGAAGTCAACACCTTGTCCTTCAACTTAGCATAAGCAGGTAAGTTCCTCATGAACTTATCAACCAACTGCTTACCTTTACGAGGTGAACCTCCAGCTATCTCACCTATCATAGCAACACCTCCACCATAAATCAGAGCGTATATGAAAGTCTTCGCCTGATCTCTCGTGTATAGTCCTGCCATGTTTTGATTGTAAATATGAATGTCTCCATCCAATATCTGCCTTATGAACTCCTTATCATTCATGTAGTGTGCAAGCATTCGTAGTTCTAAACCAGAAGCATCTATACCACACAATACATTACCTTCATCAACAATCCAACAGGCTCTACAGTCTGTGCCATACCATGAGGCTCTGCCCCAGAGTAGTTCACCTGTCTTCTTGTCGTGCTTACTCGCAGGTACTTGAGCCATGTTAGGACTCTGATGTGTCATACGTCCAGAGACTGCACCATTAGTTATTACCCTGCCGTGTACTCTACCATCATCTGCTACTGCGTTGACCCAGTTATCAATCTGTCCTACACGTTTCTGTAAGGTAAGGTATTCACCTATCATACGCGCTTCTGGTAGATCAATACCAGCCAAGGTCTTTTCATTAACAATGGTGTTACCTTTCTCAGTCTTATCCTTAAAGACTATTCCTTTGTCTTGGAGGCGCTGAGCAATTTGCTTTCTGCTTCCAAGGTTGAACACTGTGACTTTATCTTTGAGTCTTTTGCCTGTCTTTTCCGAGACTCGTTCCTCCACCAAGGGCGGAAAGACTTGTTGCACTTCTCGTTCAAGCTCATTCATTCTCCCCATAAGGTCAGTGAGTAATTGATTAGCTCTCTCTAGGTCAAGCTTGAATCCGTTACTCTCTTGTTGTGCTACGATTAAAGCAACATCATGCTCAAGTCTTTGACACTCTTCACTAAAGCCATCTGCTGCTAACTGTTTAGTCAGATGGTCAAGTAACTTACTCGTTACCTCTACATCTTTCTTACAGTAGACCTTCATATCATCTGTGAGGCCGCCATCATAGTCAGTAAAATCAAGCTTAGGATAACCCAACCTATCTCCCCACGCTGCCAGTGAGTGACCACCGAGTAGCCTAGGATTCCACAGGCGAGATAGTAATAAAGTATCCCAAAGCTTGCTGGGTTCAAGAGTAACTCCCCATAGCGTAGCTATCTTGGGAGCGTCGAAGGATATAATGTTGTGTCCAACAATAGATTGCGTACTCTTGGTAAGCTCTTGCAACTGCATAGAGTTTACTAGTATGCGCTGACGTTTCTCGTGATCCGTCTGTATCCCACAACACCAGATGTGATCCATCTTGGAAGTTGTTTCTATATCTATTATCGTACTCATTTTCCTGCCTCTCTAATACATAGTTTCCTATCTTGCTCATGATAGCACCTCTTCTATATACTCTTCATCTAGTTCATCAGTGTGGACAATAACCATCTCCTTAAACTGGCCTTGCGTACCCTCGTTGTCCATTTGCATTTCTACTTCCAGCCTATCATTAGATGATACGATGTGAGTACTGAACCATGTATCATCCCCTGCATACTCTGATCCAAACAAGTGCCATTTTCTTACAGGTTCCCTAGGATCAGGAAAGTTATCATGGTATGGGTGAGTATGGGTAAAGTTTACATCACTCATGGGATAAATGTACACAGGGTTTATATCATCATAGTCATTTTCTACACGTAATGCCTTAGCTTTCTTTCTACATTCATTATAAGATGAAGAGTAGATTACTGATATGAATGAGCAGGGTTCATAATCCTTGCCACCAGCTACACACGATTCCTTTACTACATGCCATAGTTTCATAAGTTTCATAAGTCATTCTCCTCTACCACCTCTAACATTCTACCAGTGTTATGGTTGTACATCAAGGGTGCTGCCTTACCAGTGATACCGCAGAAACGATTCTTCAATACCCTAACATGGGTTGTGTTGCGAGTCTCTTCATCCTCGGCCTGACCATTACGTTCAAGACCAATAACCATATCACTAAGCTGTGCGATAGAACCAGAGCCACGTAACTGAGATAGGCTGGTAGCTGCACCCTCTTCGTGTCCTTTACTATCAGGTCGCTTGAGGTGAGACACAACAAACAAAGCAATGCCTGTCTCTTGTACTAGCATACGAAGCCTAGTCATAATCTCGTCTAACGCCTTACGCTCGTCACCACTAGCCTGTGCTGATACCACAATAGATACGTGATCCAGTACAACATACTTACAGCCTAATCCTTTAGCCATATAACGTACACGACTAATGATATTATCAACACCAGTAGAACCGAAGTGATCAAACAAGAACACACGATCAGTACCTAGTGTACGCTCGAAAGCATCTAACCTTTCCTCGTCAGTCGCCTCAGTATCAGGCAAGTGCAGAGGTTTATTAGCAGCTAAACTCATTAGAGATAAGCCAGCCTTTTTGATACTCTCTTCTAGGAAAAGGATACCTATATTCTCTTCTGTCTTACTGATGATCTGCCAGATAATCTCTCGCATGAACTGACTCTTACCTAATCCAGAGCCAGCCGTAACTGTGACGAGTTCTCCATAGCGGATACCATAAGTGAGCTTATTGATTCCGTCGTATGGGTAGAGGCACTGTGCTGGTGCGATGGGTTTATTAACTTCGTCCCACAAGCTACTTCCTGCAACAATTCCATCGGGAACAAATCGTTCTGACGACCACCACCGATCAACAAACTCTTTAGTGCGATTGTACTTAACATAATCGTTTGCATCTTTTTCATCCTTAGTATGTTTGAATACCTTTGTCTTGCCCCCAAACAACTCAGCCACTTGGTTGGCAGCTTTCGTACCAGCCTCGTCTGAATCAAAGCAGACTACAATATTTTCATAGCTATCTAGATACTCGTAACTAGCACGACAATCCTTCAATGCCCCTGCGCTGCCGTTCTTTATAGACACTACAGGATACTTACTCCCTAGCATCTGATAGGCTGACATAGCATCGTACTCACCCTCAGTGATAGTAATATACTTACCACCCTTAGTGAATAGATTCTGTCCAAACAGTACAGTATCTTGCCAAGTACCTTGAGTACGAAAGTCTTTATCAGGTGAGCGTGTCTTAGCGCCAACTAAGTACCCATCTTTATCATGATAACCGAAGTGCATAGTCTCGCCCTGTAACTGGGCCTTGTATGCCTTACATGTATCGCTTGATATGCCTCGACTAACAACACTCTTGTATTGTCCAGACAATAGACTATCTTTTAGTTTATCAAAACTACAATTTGGTTTCTTATCTACTCCCATTGTAACTACTCCATTATCTTTAGTTCTGGTTTCACACACAAAACAGTGTGACCACCCCTTATCATCAATTGATCTGCCATCACTGCTCCCACAGTCATCACACGCTACGTGCGTCTGTACAAATCCCATTCCTGTCTCCCCATAAGGATACATATTCCTTATCTGATAACATTAACTTTAGTACGTCCATCAATGCGTCTTGCACGTAGGCCGCATCCCAAGGATCTATCCCAAAGGTATCAGGTTGATCCAGTTCATTCATTAATTCTTTAAGCCGAGTCGTAGTAATGTACTCGACTTGATCCACCTCCAAAGATACTTGAAGTGTGTGATTATTTAATCCTCCCATACTGTACCTCTCTTATAAAGTTTCATTGCCATATTAAAATCACAATCAAAGCTTATCATGATTTCCCTCAGTTGTGTAATGAATAGCATCACTAACCTCCTTACGTTTATGTTTATGTAGTCTATTACCCTTACAGTACTCACAACTTCCGTGGTTCCTACAGTTAATTGATACTGACTTAGCTCCTGTCTTATCTTTTCTCTTTGTTCTACTCATGCTACCTCCTAATCATTCTACCTCGTCCATAATAGCCTGAATCAATACCTCTTGTCTAGCAGCAGCTAGTTTACTGTGTCCATACTTACACATAACCACTGCACAACCAGCTTTACCTCTATGAAGTAACTCACCACACTTTTTGTATGATACTCCTATGGCACGTAACTCTACCAACTGCCTAAGCTCTTTGGTTGACCATGAGTTATACTCCCGTTGAGCATCAGTTACTTTTGGTTCAGCTACTACCTCTCTAAATCCGTAGGGTATCTTAGGTACAAATACTATACTCATGACTCGTCCTCCCTAAAGAAGTTAGATAACACATCGTCACACATTCCGTTACCTTGCATAAAACCTACTACCTCACCAGCAGCATCTCGCTTAACCATTACTGGTATACTGCGGAAGCCTAGCTCCATGAGAGTGTCTCGGTGTTCCATCATATCTGTACTGCGTGGTTCAAAGTTACTAATACCTAAATCAAGTAACCGATTCTTTAGGGTAACACACGCTGAACAACCCTGCCCTGTAAATAATTCAATCATTCTTCATCTCCTGCGGATAACAAATCCATTCTATTTATAGTTGGTATCTCGTCATCAAACTCATGACAACAATCATTACACGTATCTAGAAAAATACCTACTTCATATTTTCTAGTTGCCTCATAATCTGTTAACTCTGTGTCACAACAAACACACCTCATAATTATACTCCTAAAGTTTCCTAGGAAATTATTATAACATATCCCTTTACTTCTAACAAGAAACATGCTACCCTTAAAACACTTATGAGATACGAAGTAACCAACATATTAATACATATATAATTATAAATAAAAGTATCTTTCTAATTATCATCAAGAAATACTCCTTGAGTCTCTAGAGAGCTAGCTATAACAGACACTACCTCTTCAAAGAAGAACTCACACAAAGACATATGATGCTCTGCTCCTACCTCTTTACCTTCTTTAACCCAATCAAAAGTAAATACATCTAGTATACCTGTTTCTTCTTCAATACTTACCTCTGCATTCAGCACGTATGACCCTGCTTCAATACCTTTAATTATATATGTTGGCGTGTTCATGCTACGTTCCTCGTTTTTATTAGCTTCAAACCTTTAGCACCATGCATAGGATAGGCAATGACCTTTGTCTCTTTGTCCCAACATAGGCGACAATCACCACATTTACCTGCACGTTCGTAGGCTTTACATACTTCTGTCGTACTCCCTACTGGATGGGAACTATCTGGTATGATAGTGCTAGTAGTATTTCCTGCCACAAGTTCCCCTGAGATGCTATCACTGCTAAACCTAACGACAACATTACCCAATGATTCCATTTCATTTAACACCTCCAAAAACTTACCAAATTTATACATACGTGTAGGCAACCAATGGTGTACCCAAGGTGTACGCTTCATTACTTCTAGAATTTTCTTAGCTAATCGTATGTGGTATACGTCACCACTATCGAACCACCTAAAATATCTATGCGTATCTAGCAGTGCTACAAATTCATCTACCCATTCCTCACGCTGCCAATCTTTAGCATTGTGCTGACGTAGTGCCTTAACATTAGGCATTCGATAGAAACCTCCAGTTGCATAGCAAGATTTACATGCATCAACTAACTTACCATCCTCGCCTAACGAAGCAGGACAATGATAGATTGCCTCAGTACTCCACGAATGACAAGGCACTTTACTTGGATTGCTTAACTTGATCATGATACCACCTCTCTAAGCTCCTGTAAGGCTGCTCACTGCAATTTCCTAGGAAACTTGAGCTACCCTACAGGGTGCTTTATTAATTGCTTACGGGACACTTACGTAATGCTTCAAATATAATTCAATGTGTTTAGGTGAATCATTTCGGTGGCGTTGAATTACTTGCCAACTCTCTTGGCCTCGCGTCCATACCTTATGATCATCACTCATTTGATAAGCCCAATCATGAGCCTTTAACATCTTCTCAAACTCTTCTAAACTAATCATGCCACCTCTCCTATGTGAATATGCTCCAACCAATTAGGAGGACTCACTTCACTAATAATCTTAATCTTATCTGCTAAGTACACAGGACTACGTGCATGCATCTTCTTACGATAGTTCTTCACTTCACATAATACTATCACCTTGTCAGTTGGATCATCAAAGTTCTCCAGATATATAGCAGCATCAGCATATGTAGGCAGTACATGTATACCAGAGAGATAGCGAGTACCTCCACTACCATCAATACACCATTTCTTTGTAGCCTCCACCCATACATCAGTAGGGACGTGCTTACTGCCGTCAATACCATGGAACAAGGTTGAGAAATAACTGGAGTTGTTATCATCCAGCTTATTACTATACTTCATTATCTTATATGCCATCATTATCATCTCTCCTTATCGTTTCCCTATACCCATATTGATCATCACCTAACTTAATGATAAAGTCTTTATCTACTGCCTCTTGAACTAGATCATCTACATCCATCTCAAAATTATAATCAGGCGCATGACGCATCCAAAACTCCTCACTTGTCATCTGCATGATAAGTCTCCTCGATCATATCCACCATTAGATTCCATGTTAACATCGCCTTGCTCTTTTAGGTATTCGTTTAGTTCTAACCTTGCTTTATCCCAAGCATCCCAAGCAGCATCAGCAGCAGCATCGGCAGCATCAGCAGCATAATAAGCAGCATAATAAGCAGCATCATGAGCAGCATTATAAGCAGCATCAGCAGCATTACAAGCAGCCTTAGTATCTACTACATTTTTTCGTAGTTGTTCTAATGTCTTATCCATTGTCTTGCTCCTTACTCGTCATCAGCATGATATGTCTCTTCAATCATATCCACCATTAGATTCCATGTTAACATCATACCTAATAGGAATGCTGCCTTCTCACTCCCATGGTACATATCTGCCTGTTCAATAATATCATCAGCATCTTTTGGTGACGCTACGAAACCAAACTTCTCAATATTACTTGGCATTATAATACTCCTCTTCAAGTTGGTCGTGGTTCTGCCATTGGCTAATCAAGTCTGAGCTATCCAACATAAACCAATTAATATTCCCATCACTAGTAGTTGTTCGCATGTAAACATCATCATTATCGTCTACGATCAACGTGAAACTACCCTTCTCAATTGCTTTAATATTCATCGTCTCTGCCTCCGCGCCGAAGTGTACGCCTTTTTCAAATTATCGCTGGCATCATTGCCACCATAACGTGCTAGGTTAATGTAATACTCTAACGCTACCAGCCTAGGCCAGCCGCGATCCATTCGTAAACGGTTAACATCTCTCATTGTGTAAGTCATAGTACACCCCCAAAAGTTATTGTATATATCGTGGCAAGTGCGCCAGCGAACATCATAGCCCAACAAAATATTTGTAAAAATATAATCTTCATTTTTTTATTCTCCAATTAATTTCCTAGGAAACTCTTTAGACTTCAAAGAATTTCCTAGGAAACTTTGCTATTGACCAATGGCCTTGTAAGTATTAAGCAATTCTTGCAAGGCTTTGGTGGTCACTTGCTTATCAACATCAAGCTTACTGTCGTCCGCATCCAGCCATTTCTTGATCTGTTCCAACTTGGTGAGTGGTTGATCGTTATAGACCGCGTTACGATACTCGCTATAAGTCTCGTAATTGTTCGGGCTAATGGCCATGGCGCAACCCTTTTTATAGGTGCTAATTACTTGACGCACTGCCTGAACTGCCTTTTTCTGTACTGGGTCAGCGTCTTTACCGCAACCCTTTGGAAAAGCCTTTGCCACATCCAGCTTGATCGCTGCGGCTTGTTCTTGGATAGTTAAGTCTACCGCATCACTTTGCAAGGCTATGGCGAATGTGCGCCGAGCGTCGTTTGTGTTATCAGTTGCTTTAACCTGCTTGTTGAGCATATTGCCCACATTTTTTATTTCAGTTGAAAAATTCATAATCATATTACCTTTAGGTATATTAATATTTAGATAGGAAAAAGTTTCCTAGGAAATTTATTTACCCTCAAAATCTAGACTCAATTGCCCGTTGAGATCAATCCGAAATCCAGACGGACTAACCCCTTGTTCCAACAATCAAGCCAAGTTATTAAAGAGCGAGTAGAATCAGGGTAGTAACTAAAACTTAATTACTTATCTAACCTACAAGCTTATTATAACACTAACCAGATTCTCGATGCAAAGACCTTGTAGTTCTATGCTAAGTCTATTTAGTTATATAGGGGGTATAATTTAGCTGTATAGGTACCTACTTAGGCATTCATCTTGTGAATATGCAGAGTTCAGGGTGAATGAGAATGATTCTTACTTGTATTACCATTATTCTCTGTAGATGCGAATGGGTCTCATTAGAGGTACGGGGGGAGGTATAGGAGTCTGTCATAGTAGCGGTACCTGCTTAGATACAAAAAAGGGTGATATTAGATAATTTAATACATTAGGTAAGTCTATAATAAATAAGGGAATGTTATTTAAGTTAAGGGAAGTGATAAAGGCTGCGGTGAGGCTACACTGCGGAGGACTATGTACGACACCTGAGATCCGCCAAGTTAGCACTAGGGAGTTAACTAGGGAGGTATGAGAAAGTACTAAATAACTATTGACTTTTGAGATAAAGTATGCTATAGTCTCCTGACTATATAGGACTGAACAGAAACAGCGTACCCTGTAATCTATAATTCTTATCCTTATGATCAACAAGAACACTGTGACTTGTTCAGCAGCTATATAGATACTACAGAGTATCTAATTAGTTTGGAGCAGGTTTGTTATGAGTGATGATCATGAGGAACAAGTTGTTGTTAAGCCTAAAAGAGGCCGTCCTCGAAAGGCAGACGTAGCAGCAAAGAAGAAAGGGAATAGAGGTTTAGTCGGTAGACCTAAAGGGGATGCTGCTAGAATCAATGAACTCAAGGCTAGGTTGTTAGCTACGAGTGGTGATAAGGTTATCAATAAGGTGATAGCTATTGCTCTAGAAGATGGTCATCCCGTTCAATCAGCAGCCCTAAAGATGTGTATGGATAGGGTTCTTCCTGTTTCCTATTTTGACAAGAAGAATGAGAGTGGCGGCAGGAATGCAGTTTCGATTACTATTACTGG